ACTTGAGCAAACTGCATTCTTTAGTAGAGAAAATACTATCTCAGCTGATGAAAAAGGGACAATTGAATGGATTTACTGCAAAAGATTTTATTGAATTAATAAAAGCAAAGTATGAAATAATAAATAGAATTTTGTATAATAAAAATATTGATTTGAGTCCAATGTTAGAAGGTGATAATTCCTCAAACAAAAGCGGGATAAATATTGAAAATTTTAATCTTACTTTTTCTGAACTTAATACAAAGTGTAACAATTTAATGGTTGATTTGAAAAAAGATGTTAATACTGAGATGCCTATTTCAGCAGTCAGAGAATTAAAGAGGAGAGATTTAATTTTAAATGAGTCAAGTAATAACAAAAGGAAAGATTAAAAGTTCAACAAGTAAGACAGGACAAAGTGGCATACCAGTTGAACAATTACACACAACAGAAAAACTTGAATTAATTAAAACTGCATCATTGAAACATCCATTTTATTTAGGCAAATATGTTTTGGGCTATTCAGAAATGGAAAATATACATTATGATTTACTCTCATTTATTGTTGAACAGATATTAACAAAAAAATCACATTGTCTAGATTTGGAACCAAGAGGATGCTTTAAGACAACTTGCATATCTGTTACTCTGCCAATATGGCTTGAACTTAAATGGCCTGATATAAAGATATTAATTAATCATAAAGTCAGCCAGATATCAAAGTCAATATTAGAGGAAATTCAAGCTCATTATAAATCAAATAAATTATTTATAGGGCTATTTGGTGACAGAATAGGTGATATATGGAGAAGTGGTTTTATTATTTCAAAATTTAGAACACAACCAGCTAAAGAAGCAACTATCTCAGCAGGGTCAGTTGACAAAGAATTAGTAGCTGGTCATTTTAATGTTGTGATAGATGATGATATTGTCACATTAAAAGATTATCTTTCTAGAGTTGAAAGAGAAAAAACAAAAGCATTTCATACATCAGTCAGATATTTAGCAGAAGATGGAACATTAGTTGATGTTGGCACCAGATGGCATACACAAGATTTATGGTCAGAAATTATTCCATCACTATCTGAAAAAAGTATCAGAATAAAATCAATAGAAGATGAAGATGGTAATTTATATTTCCCAAATAAATATTCAAGAGAAAAATTAATTGAACTAAGAGGAACAGACCCTATATCAAATTTATTGTATGATGCTGTTATGATGCAAAAGCCAAGAAATGACTCAGCTGATAAACCATTTACTGAATTACTATTCATTAATGATGAGAATAATATTAATATGTCATCTATGTCATCTTTGTTATATTTAGATTTGGCTTTTTCACAAACAAAAACATCATGCTATTTTGCTGGTGCATGCATACAAACATTTAATAATGGGCAAGATATCTTATGCAAAGATTTTATTTATAGAAAGATATCAGCTGACAAAGCTATTGATTTGCTGCCAGGTTTTATAGCAAAAAATAAAGTTGGAATGATATTATATGAGTCAAATTCAGCACAGAGATTGTATGAGTCAAATTTAAAAACAATGATAAAAGAAAAAGATTTAAGAATATCAATCAGAGGTATTGAAAATACAACAAATAAGCACATGAGAATAATGTCTGCACAACCAACAATTGTAACAAAAGTTTACTTTCTGGAGAGCAAAATAAAAGATGCATATTCTGATTATGCTAATGCTGTTGTTGAAATTAAGAATTATTCTAAAGATGCTGAGTATAAAGATGCAACTGACTCATTAGCTGGTGCAATTACTCATATTAGTAACATTCCAAAAGTAGGAGTATTATAATGAAAAAGAAAATTAAAAAATCAAGTGTTGGTATTGTTGATATACAATCAAGAAATATATCAAAAGATAAAAAAGAGGAAAAAGGATATTCATATAAAGCTATAGAGACTAAATATAATAATTCAACTGTTGTTGATGCATTTCAATATGTTAATACTCCTATTTCATTTGAGTCATTATTTTCTTTATACAAAGAAGATGAGACAATAGGAAGTTTTGTTGATAAGACTTCTGATATAGCTGCATCTGAGAGAATAATTATTACATCAAGAACTAATAATAAATCAAATATTGAAAAGGCAAATAACATAATTAATGGTTGTTATTTATTTGTTTCAAATGTTGGCGGATATACTGTCAAAAAGAAAATGTCAACAAAAGAGTTTTTTAAATTTTTATTTTCTGATTATATGATTTATAGGAATGCTTATTTTGAAATATCAAGAAGCATTGATAAATCAACAGTTGCATTTATTTATAAAGACCCAAGAAAGATAAGAGTATTAAAAAATCATCTTGGATATGTTGAGCTTGGTGATGAGTATGATGATTTTCAAAAATACTTTTATAACAATTATGAACCTGATGCATCACAGAGAGCAAATTTCTTATTGCACTATGCAGAAGGTTTAATGAAACCTGATAAAGCTAAGTCAACACCTTCTATTTATAAAAGAGAACTTGTTCACATAAGAGGATATGGTGATATGTATTATGGACTGTCAGCTTTATACAGTATTGGGACATCATCATTGTTGCAGATACAATCAAAAGATTTGCCAGTCAGACTTATGAAAAATGGTATGATTAATACACCAGTTATTACATTTTCAGGAGCAGAGGTGCCGCCTGAAGTTAAAAAAGAAATTGAGGACAAATTCAAATATAAAGTTGTTGGAAAAGATAAAGCTGGGACACCAATTATATTATATAGTTCAGCACCAGGCAGCAAAATTGAGGTCAATGGTGCACCAGTTCATAACTTCTCCTTAGAGGATGTTAGGAAGATGTACAAACTTGGTGAGTCAAATGTGATTAAAAGATTTGGTATACCTCCAGAAAAATTATCAATATTAGAAAATTCAAACAGAGCAACAATAGAAGAGGCTGACCAAATAATGACAGAAGAGATAGTTGACCCAATACAATCATTATTTGAGTTTCAAATTAATACAATATTTAATTCTGATTTAAAGCTTGATGTTGAAATGAAGTTCTCTGATAGAATATATAACTGGTCAAAATTAGCAACAGTGACAGCAGTTGTTAAGGGTATGTCAACAAATGAGATAAGAGAATTGATATTAGAATTGCCTAAAGTTGATGATGAGAATGCTGATGTTGTTATGGTTAAACAATCTGACTCAACAATTGAGAATGTTGTTAATAGGCAGAACACAGGTCAAATACCAATTCAATTTGATACAAAAAAAGATATAAGAAAAATTGAGGCATTAAAAGACTCACTAATTGCTTTGCTAAAAATGAGGAATGAATGGACCCAAAAGAATTAGCTAATACAATTATACTTGACAGAGTTGATTTACTAATTGATTGTTACTCATCTGTATATAAAGCAGCAAGAGGAACATCATATAAATACTGGTCAGAGGAATTAATTGAACAAATTGAGTCAAATTATAAAAAAGCAAAGAGTATGATTAGAGCTGTTTATGATGATTATATAGCTCAAGTCTCAGCAAGAAAATCTTATAAAGCTTTTTTAGACATATTTAAGCACAGACCAATTTCAGGTAATGATATAAAGATAACATTTACTGATGCAGAAAAAGAACTTGATAAAAGTTTATTTGATATATATTTTTCATCAGCTGTTGCTGGTATTGAGGAGTTTAAAAGAAAGCTGAGTATACAAACAAGTTTTTCTGCTGCAGACCATTATGCAATAGATTATTATAAATTTTTAAAAACACAAAGAAAAGATGTATTGCTTGATACTGATAAAAAGATATTGTCATCAATATTTAATAAAGCAAATTCTGAAGGCTTGACAAAAAGAGAAACACAAAAATTAATCATAGATAGATTTTCTGATGAGGAAATGACAAAAGCTAGAGCACAATCAATAGCAGTGACTGAAACAACAGCCTCATTAAATTGGGCAAAATACCAATCAGGAGTTAACTCCTCTATAGAATTAGTTAAGATGTGGTTAACAGCAGAAGATGATTTGGTTAGGCCAAGTCATTTAGTTCTAGACCACAAAGTATCAAATATAAATGATGACTTTGTGACTGGTGATGGTAATTCATGTAGCTATCCAGGTGATGCAAGATTACCAGCTGGAGATGTTATAAACTGTAGGTGTTCATTTTCAATGAGGCCAAAGGAGCTATAAAAAATGGAGACAGTTATATTTAAAAATATAATTGAGTTTGAACCTAAAATATTCAGTAACTATAATTCTGTCTTATATGTTGAACCACATAAATTATCAGAAAATATATTATTAGATGATTTTAGAGAGAATAATTTTGAGATTAGTTTGATATGTAGTGATATAAATGAATACAATTATTTTTGGTCACTTAGTTTGTACATGTTTATGATACATGATAAAATTTTAGAATATAAGTTTGACAGAGCTTATGATATAATTTTTTGGTATAATGACTTTAATATTGATAATGAAGATATATTTAGAAAGTTTGTACACAATTCATTTGGTAGATTTAAAATGATGATAATAAAGTCTAATTATTTATTAAAAGTTTATGATATGTTTTATAATTTTGGATTTACCATAAATGATGAGTTGTTGAAAGATAATACATTATTAGCTATTAAAAAGGAGGAGGTATAATATAATGCCATATCCAAATTTTCATTCTGCTAGAATAAGAGAGCCAGGTTCATTTGTATCTGACTCTATGAGAACAATAAGCATAACTTCTGGCATAACAGCCATCATAGGCAGACTAAAAAGTGACCCAAGTGGTGGTACAAAAGTGCAGACTTACAGGTTTGATAAAACAAAATACTCAACAGATGAGGCAAAGAAATGGCTTGATGACCACAATATAAAATATATTAGTTTTGAGGCAGCTTCCAATAAAGATGAGGAGTCAATAGATGTTGATGAGCCAATTTTAGAATTCATAAGAAAAGATAGGAAAAAACATATTGTCTCAGGGATTGTTTTATCACCAAATGAGGCTGACCTTGATAGTGAATTTGTTGATGAGGATGGAATAGAGGAAGCTAATATTTCATATATGACAAAATTGTCATCTGGAAGTGCTGGCTCAACTATTTCACATTCAAAGCCAGTTGGCTTAGGGTCTGAAGTTGCACTTATTGAAAATTATATAGCACCTGTTGACATAAAATTTAATGATGCTACTATCAAAAAAGGAACTTGGATACAATCATACAAAATATTTGATACAGAGATATGGGATATGATTGAGAATAATGAGATAGTTGGATTTTCAATTGGTGCTTTATTAAGGAAGGAAGATATAAGCTAAATAAAAGGAGGTGAAAGTAATGAAAAGATTATTTGATATTGATGTCTTTGAGGTTGCTTTTGCAAAAGCACCTAGAAATGGCAAGAAGTTCTTTTCAGTAAAAGATAGCTTGGATGAGGAAGCTAAAAAGAAATTGGAGGCTGAAAAAGCTGCTGAGGAAGCTAAGAAAGCTGAGGCTGAGGCTAAAATAAAAGAAGAGGAAGCCAAGGCTGCATCTAGTGAAGTTAACAAAGCAGCTGCTGAGCAATCAATAGATAAACTTAACAAAGCTATCTCTCAGATAACTGAAACACTAAAAGGATTGTCTGATGGTTTTTCAAAAGTTCAAGAAGATGTTAAGACGTTAAAAGATGGCCTTGATAAAGTTGAGAAAGTAATAACTGACCCAACTATCACACCATCAAAAAAAGATACTGATACTAAAGCTGAGGTCAAAAATGATTGTGGCAGTTTTTGGCCATATTAAATTTAAAAAAGGAGGTTTTTAAATCACAATGAAAACTAAAAAACAAAAAGATTTAGCACCTGATAAAGTCCTTTGTTTCAAAGACAATGAGTCAGCAATTGAGGAAGTTCACAAGGCTCTAACAACTGCTGATATGGATATTACAGGTGTGCATGGTGGGTTATTACCACCTGACCAAGAAAGAGCCTTTATAGAAAGAGTATTTGCTATTTCTGGTTTTAGAGGTAATTCTGAACAACAGGTTATTTCTACTAACCAAAAATACATTAACTCTTTAACAGTTAATGGAAGGGTAACAAGAAAGCATGTAGAGAATACAAACAATACAAATTATGCCTCTCCATCATTTGGACAAAGGAAGATACAAACAGAGACTTTCAGAGTGGATTGGTACATCACAAAAGAAGCTCTGGCTAGAAATCTTGAAAAGAATGCATTAGCAGAAAAAGTAAGAAATGCAATAGCCACAGCAGCCAACAATGACAGAGAAGAGATAATGGTCATTGGTGATACTACATCAACAGACTCATTTATTTCCTCTTTAGATGGTCTTTTGAAAAAAGCCAGATTAAATGGTATAACAGTTGACTGCCAAGGTTATAGCTTGGGCAGAACTGATACTAATGGTATTCATAGTGTACTGGCTTCTTTGTACAGAAGGATGCCAACCAAATTTAAGACAAAGCAAATGAGACCACTTTTAAGATATTATGCTCATCCTGATGCAATTGATGATTATGTCAATTCATTGCAGAAAAGAGAGACAATACTTGGTGACTCAGCTTTGACAAAAAATGAGGCTGGTTATTGGACTTACAAAGATATACCACTTGTACCTATTGACTCAATGCCAACAAACTTAACTGATGCTGGTGTTGTATCAGTTGGAGCAAATAAGTCAGCTATTATATTGACACATGCTAATAACATTGTTGAATATATAGAAGGCTCATTTGTTGATAACTCAGGTGATGGTGTTCAGCTTTATACAGAGTTTATGAGAACCTTAAACAGATTTGAATGGACAATGTATATGGCTTATGGGCATGATTTCTACTTCTATGACCAAGTGGTTATAGGCGTGAATTTGAGCCTCAACAACCTGCTGTAAAGGAGATAATATGAGGTAGTGTAAAAGCTACCTCATATATTTATTTTATTATGATAAGATTAGTAAAAGGAATATCATATTCATATAAAGGTATTACTTATTATAATGGTCAAGAAGCAAGACTGCAACCGGATATAGAGGAATATCTTGTCAGAACAGGCCATTTTGAATATTCTGGCCATCCAAATATGATATTTGTAAAAGCAAATGAAACAAAAGATTTGAGTTTTTTTGATATGAAATATAAATTGGTTAAGGATGGTATAATAGAAGTGCCACAAGCTATTGGTTATAAATTGATTGGTCTTGGCTTTTGTAAGGAGATAGCACTAAGAAATATAATTGCTGAGGATGTTGACAAAATAAAAAATACACTCTATATCAGAGATGGTGGAATGGGTGATATTATTATGCTCAAAAATGCATTTAATTATTTTATTGATTATAAAAAATTAGTCAACAAAATTAATATTATTGTTGATGATAGATATTCTATATTTTTTAAATATGATAATAGATTTAATTGCTTTAACTTAAGTCAGTATAGCCAAATTGGCTGTAAATTTAATTATAAACTTGACCTCAGGATGTCTGTAGAAGGACAATATGACCAAAATGCAATTAATAGATTTGTATTATTTGTTAGGTTATTAGGAGCAGATGTAAAATTATCTGAGATTGATAATATGAAATTATTGTCAAAATATAGCAAACTAAATTGGGAACAAACACAAACAAAGTTTGATAATCAAATAATACCAAGGTCAATTGTTGTAAATATCTCAACTTCTAGACCTGAGAGAAATTTGCCAAAGGATTCAGTCATTGGATTTATTGATATGATTTCGAACAATAATACAATTGGAAATATATTTATAGTTGGTGATAAATTATTTGATTATAAATTTTTGAATACTAAGGTTATAAATGCAACTGCAATAACAACAATACAAGAATTAACTAATTTAGTTTATAAAACTGATTTTTATTTTGGTCTTGATACAGGAACATCTCATATTGCTGGGTCAGCCAGCAAAAAAGGATTAGTCATTGGTGGTCCTATTAACTTAAAACTCAGATTTGAGCAATATGAAAAGCTAAGACTACTACAGCAAAAAACAGATTGTGTTAATACACTTGTTTGTTATAGATGTATAAAAGAGTCAAATCCAAATTTGCCAGGTCACTGCATGAGATTTAATAGCAATACTCTGTATAGTGAATTTATGGAGGCTATAAAATGAATATAAGTGATAAAACAAGTATAAAAGATTTTTATACAACAAAATTTACATCACCTATGCTTAGGTCATCGGATATTATTAGATTAGAGTCATATATTGACATAGCTGAAATAGTAATAGCCAGGTCAATTAAATTATTAATTGGTCAATCAAATAAATCATTCAAAAAGTATTTTAAAGAATTGACTCATTTGATAGATGTTGATTATACTCCAATTGTTAGTATTGATTACTCATCTATCAAAATTGATGGGATTGGTCTTGGCTATACAGCTGATGATTATTATAAATTTTATGAAGCAGCAAAAACTTATGTCATATTTTATGATGGAGTAACTGGCTTACTTGAATTTGATTATGCAGCTGGTATTAGTATTAATGATAGCATTTGTCTTGCTTTTAGTTTGTTAATTAATCACATGATAGAGATTAAAATGATTGAGTCAGAAAGTGTTGGTGTCATATCAGTTAAACAGGATAGATTAATTATACCGCAAGAAGTAAGTAATTTATTGAATGCATCATCTATTTCAATTGGTGGTAAATAATGATTGGTAACTATTATTATTTAATTCCTGAAACAATTGTTACATCTAATTTTAAACAAAAAAAATCAATTAGCATAAGTGATGTTGATAGAACAAAATTTATAATATGCCAAAGGTCACCATTTACAGAAATATCATCATCACATTATGGAGTTACTGATAAAATATCACTTGTATTGTATACAAAAGTCCCTCTTTTTTCTGAAACTCACATTGATAATGATTTGTCAGGGTTTAATTTTTTAACTGACTTAACAAAAGTGTATAAGATTGTTGATGTTAAAAAGGAGTTTTTAACATCTTCTATTCATTATATTATAAGTGTAATGGAGCTAAAGCAATGACAATGACATATAAAAGTAATTTGGCATCAGTTATGAAACATTTTAATAGTAAATTTGATGAAATGAAATATGCAATTGGCTCAATTATATCAAGTGAGATATCAGAGAAGGCTCAAAAGAATATTTATCAACATAGTGTGCCACTTCTTAAAAGAAGCAAAAAGCCAAAATATAAAAGAACACATCAACTATCACAGGCAATGGGTTTTAATGTGAAAAAGAATGCTGTTAGCATATTTACAAATAGGAAGTATGCAAAAAGATTAGAGCAGTTGGTTGGCCCAAGATGGAAGACACACTGGTTCAACCTTGATTTGAAAAAAGCAATAAAAGATATGAGAGCTAATTTTGGAACACCATACTCATCTTTTGTAACTGGATTTATTTCAGGAATGAAAAAGGCAAAGAAATTTTTATCAGAGCAAGGGTTTGGTATAAAATGGAAGATATAAATATTGAAATAATTGAGAATTTTTTAACTGATTATTTGAAAACTAATATTGCTGATATATTTGGTATAGAAAAAATAATAATAGCACCAAAATTTGATAGGACTGATGAGCAAATGCTTGTTATAAGTACAGCCTCCAGTAAAGAGGCAGATTTTGACTCAATTAGACTTGTGTCAGATATATTTGTTAGATTGAGTCTATTTAATGAAGATTTATTTACATATAAAAATTTTGCATTTGATTTTATGAAAGATTTTATATCAAAGTTTAAAGCATCATGTATCTCAAATAATATTTGCATGTTTGGTGCATTCATAGAAGATGATATATCAGCTGAAGTTAATGGTGATTTTTTTGATATGAGTTTTACTATTTCAATTTTAATATAGGAGAAATATATGTCAGTTATTTTAAATGTTAATTTTGCTGACTCAGTATTTGACACAAACAAAATAGAAATTGTCTTAGGAAAATTAAAATTAAAACTGCAAAATAATCCTTTACAGTTATTTAGTCAAGATTATGCAAGTTCAATTGGATTTACTTATGATACAAATAAAGCTGAATTTTTAGGTGGAAAGGTTCAACAAAAAGATACACGACCAGCTAATGCTACTTTTTATGCAAGTTATAATTCTAATATAAATGGGAATTGGGGTGGCGGTGTATTAACTGGCGTAGGAACAGGTAGTCCGACAATTTCTGGTGGTAAATTAGATTTAAGAGGAGCGACTAAATTTGTACAATATGCTGGTATTGGCAATGCAAATTCTTTACAAGTTGGTTGTGTTAGATTAAAATATACTCCGAATTATTCAGGGTCGCCAGCTTCAGCAAGAAATATATTTTGTATTTCACAATCATCATCAAGCATGAATAATCTTATTGCCATATACCATAATTCAAATGGGCAGTTGTATCTTAATATCTATAATAATGTAGGTGTTGCCATAGTTGTATCAAATATAGATGGTGCATGGGTGCCAGTTGCTGGTACTGAATATGAATTTGAGTTGAATTGGGATATTGATACAGGTGCAACAAGATTATTTATTGATGGCGTTCTTAAAGGTGGAGCTTTTCTTCAAAAAGGAACTCGAAGCGGTACTATTGGAATTTTTAATATAGGTGGATTTTATAATGATACGGCAAGAGCAGACGGATATTTTAATGATGTTTTAGTTTTTTCAACAGTTCAGCATACTACTAATTATACTCCTGACTGGTCAACTATTTATGAAACAATTTATGTTGAAAACAAAGTAGATTTATCACAATTTACTTATGCTGGGGCTGGAAATATTTTAGCTTTTACAAACTTTGTGACTGTAGATAATTTAGCAAGATATATAATTAATGGAAAATATTGGACAGGGTCAGCATGGGCAACATCAGATGGTTCATGGGCACAATCGAGTCCATCTAGTGATGTATTGACTAATATTGCAAGTATAACAGCAACAAATAATGTTAATATTTCAGTAGTTTTTCAATCAAGCAATTCTCAAGGCTATGCTGATAATCTTGTTCTTACTTACACAGGACAAATTTATCCTGTTGATAATCCAACAATTGAACCAAATGCTACTTTTAGGAATGAAGGGTTGGATAATTTTATTGAAACAGCAACAAAAACTGAAAGTGAAATAAAATATATTCTTAAAAAGGATGACACTTGGTATTATTGGAATGGTACTGCTTGGGCTGTTAGCGATGGAACATATAGTCAATCATCTACAGCAGCAGATATTTTGACTAACAAAGCTACATTTACTACAACAGCAATAAACTCAAAAGTGAAGATGTTTCTACATAGCAATGATGGTTTGAATACTCCAGAAGTTGATAGTTTGGAAATAGATTATAACTTTGCTGGTGAAACTCCTGATACAATAAATAAATGTCTTGTTTGGTGGTATCCAAGGCAGATAGATAGTGACAAAGATACACAAAAAATAAAAGTTTACCTAGAAAATGAAGCTGTCAAATATAAAAATAATATATTAGTCAGACAGTTAGTACATGAAGTTATACCAAATGCTGATGGTTATTGTGAGATTGAGTTAATTGAGACAGATAATATGGAAGGTGACCAAAGATACATTTTTGAATTTGGTAATATAGTCTATAAAAGAAAAGTACCAAATTCAGCTGAAAAAAATTTCTGGGAGTTATTATAGTGATAGCAATTTGTCCAACATTAAAAGACTCATTTGTTGTTGATGCTTTTCCTGATGCTAATTATGGCAGTGATACCTATATTAGTATATACGAAGGTTTATTACCTGGTGATAAGCAAAGAGGTGTTGTTTACTTTGATTTATCAAGTATTAAATCTGGCTCAATAATTAATAGTTCAACATTAACATTTCCTAATAATTCAAATGATGGTGATGTTACTGTTGATTTTATACCAATAATAAAAGATTGGGAGGAGATGACTGTTACATGGAATTCACCATGGACATCACCTGGTATTGACTATAATAGTCCAAATAAAGTCACTGCATTAATAAAAGCATGGCCTGATATAACAGTTATTGATGTCACATCATTATTAAAATATTGGATTGAACAAGGTCATAATAATTATGGAATTGCTATTATTGGTTTTACAAATGACCATGAGGTATCATTTTTGTCAAAAGATAGTGGCAGTGGACCTGAAGTTCAGCTGAAACTAGAAGTCAATTATACAGAACAAAATAATCAAAGAGGAGGTGTTAATATGAAGACAAGAGTTGAGTTGACATTGGGAGGTGGTGATATAATCATCTATCCAGGTACTGTCAATGAGGCAAATTTAGGCTATGTAAAAGAGTGTGCATTTGTGCCAGAAAAAGAAATAGCTTGGTTTTTAGCTAATGTACCTCAAACTGAAGTTGAGGGCATTCCTATAAGAATAAGCTTTGGTCTGAGGTTTAAATGGCATCAAATTAATTCAAAAAATATGGCTATAGCTCTAGGTGTGTCTGAGTCTCTAATTGATAAGACAACTTATGCTGACAAAGATATAGTCCCACTTGGGTTGAACTCTGACATTCCTAAAATGCCATATAGATTTGTTCATACCAGAAGAGATGGTAAGCAAATTATCATTGATATATACAGTGGAATGGTTGGTGCACCATCAGAGATGGGTTTTCCTGAAACTGAATTTTTTGGTGCAGAGACAGCTATTAAAGCCTTAGCTGTAGAAGGTGCAGAAACAAATTATGAATATGGTCAAATTATATTACCAAGGTCAGAGGAAGTAAGTTAACAAGCTAGGGCTCTTTTCAGAAAAAGGGCCCTAAAGGAATTATTATGAGATTAATTAAATTGCAAGATTTAAAATTTTTGGATGAGGTTGATATATTATACCCAAAGCCAAAAAAGATACCAATTGGAAATCAATTTTTCATTGTAAAAGAATTACCAATTTCTTTTATGGAGAAATTGAATAATGAATTTATGAGAATGATTTACAGATTTAAGCCAATATTGAGTATGAAATTTCCAAATAATATAAATGACTTAAATACAAAAATTAACTCATTTTCAGAGACTATATATTCAATTGAAAGTTATTTGTTAAAAAATAGATTATTCAGAAAGTTATTTTTTAAGTGCTTAAAAATAGCAATGCCTGAAATGAATACAAAAGGCTTTATCTCATCGAAGTATTTGGAAAAGAATATAACTATGACTGAAGCTCTACAGATTATGATTGCTATCTGGGCATATAATTATACAAGTGACTGTAAAAAAAAAATTTTAATGATAGCAAAGGAAATGATGGAGGTATAAAACAAAAATGGACACTTGGTCACTTATTTGTATTTTTTTGGAAGGAATTTGGTATGTCAATTAATACTTTCAAAAATCAATGGTATCCATTTTTAAAATTTACAATGTCAAAATACAAAGATATATATAATAGAGATGATAGTAAAGATGACAAAGTGGATGCTGATGATTTGAGTATAGGTCAACTTAGGCAGTATTTTAGTTCTGTTGGATTAAAAGTAAAGGAGCAGTAAATGGCTGGTGAGAATACACTTGGTGAATTATTAGTTGATATAAAAGTTAAACAAGATGAGTTAGAAGCTAGATTAAAAAGTGCTGAAGACACGATAAAAAAATCATCAAAAAAGCATAAAGAAGAGGGAGATAAAATATCAAAAAGTTGGCTTGATACAGCCTCTAGAATTTATACTGCATTTGCAACAGTAAAAAAAGCACTTGATATATCAAAAGAGTCAGCAGAATATAATCAATCACTAAATGCATTAAATAGAGCAACTGGTGGTCATGCTCAAGAAATGGTTGACCATTTAAAAAGAATATCTGATGGGACAATAAGTAATAAAGACATTGTACTAACAGCTAACAGGGCAATGGCTTTAGGTGTTGCTGATGATATGGACACAATTGGAAAATTTCTTGATATTGCCAGATTAAAAGGTGAGAAATTAGGTTTATCAACAACACAGGCTTTTGATAATATAGTCACAGGGCTGGGTAGAGGGTCTCCTCTTATACTTGATAATTTGGGCATAGTAACAAAAGGATGGGAAGAGGAAGCCAAGGCTGCAGGTGTAGCTTATGATAAACAATTCATTATGAATAAAGTATTGCAAGAAGGGTCAAAAGAATTGGAAGCTATGGGGCCAAGAGTTCTGTCAGCAAAAGATAAATTTGAGCAAATGGGAGCATCAGCTGACAATTTAAAATTAATAATTGGTGAAAGACTGCAGCCATTATTTACAAAATTTGGTGGTGTAATTGTTACCTTAGTTGATGCATTTTCAAAATTGCCACCAGGTGCACAGGAAGTAGCTGTTGCATTGCTTGCCATTGGAACAGCTGCCACTACTATGATTAAAGTAATAGGTTTATCAGCCTCCACAGCTGGTGTTTTATCTGCTGCTTTGTTAACATTGTATGCAACTGTCAAAGCAGTTGAATATGGAATGGATGCTGGCAAAAAAGCAACACTTGGATGGACAGCTGTATTAAATCAAGGTGATTTTAAAAAAGCTAATAATGATTTAAAAGATTATGATAAGTCATTTAATGACTTTCAGAAATCAATTAATGCTGTTGGTAAGACATGGGAGGAATATAAAAAAACCCAGATAGAAATATTTAAAGGTAACTATGGAACTATTTTATTTGAAAAAGGAAAAGAAGCTGCTGATAAATATTGGACTGCACAAATAAATGGACTAAATAAAGTTAGAGAGGAATGGAGTCAGTATAAAACAAAAATTGATAATACAACTGCTGCTATTGAAAAGTATAATCAAATAACTTTACTGCAAGGTGAAGGTAGCACAGCTATTGTTGATATAGAAAATAAAACAAAGGCAGAATTAAAAAAGATAAATGATGATTATTTTACATATATAGGTGATTTACAAAATCAAAGAGCAGCTGATGAGAATGCAAGCTATGAAGCTGCACTTGAAAGTTTACAATTATTATTAGAAAATAAAAGAATAAGCCAGGATGAGTTCAATGAGCAGGCCTTAGAAATTGAGACACTACATAAAGAAAATTTAGCTAAAATAGAAGAGGAAAATACTAATTTTAGATTGCAATTACAACTTAATGCAATGCAGAATTATAGAAAAAATTATGAGCAATTAACCATAGCACAAAAAACAGAAATATTAAAAATGACACAAGACCAAATTAAGTTCTGGGATGATATAAAAAATGAGGCACAGAAAGGGACAAAAGCAGTTGTTGATAATTATGCAGGTGGTATAACTGAAATGATATGGTCAGGTGAGAAATGGAGAAAAAATTTTGTTGACTTCATAGAAGATATGATTGTTTCAGTTGGAAAGTTGATAACAAAGATGATTATTTATAAAGGAATAGTAGCTGGCCTCAATTTATTGACTGGTGGTCTATTTAGCTTCTTGTCAACAGGTGGTGTAAACAGAAAAGGTCAGCTTGTATATGCTCAAACTGGTTTTAGGCCAAGAGGTGATGATACAATTCCAGTTATGATGTCACCAAATGAAAGAATAATGTCAGAGAGGCAAAATTTAGCTTTTGAAAATTTATTGAGAACATTTAGCTCTCAATCATTAGCTGATATTGGAGTTTCATCTCCAGCTGGTGATAATATTTCAAATAGCTATGATAATAGTAATGAATATAATTCTAGAGTTATTAATAATTATATAACTTTGTATGACCCATCAGTTGATATAATAAATCAGCTTATGAAAGTATCAACAAATACAAATTCAAAAGTATTTAGGAGATAAAATGTTATCACTTGTTAGTGAGAAAGAATATAATATTATAAGGACAATACTAAAACCAATAAAGATGATTTATGTTGAAAAAGGAAAAGTTTATGAAATAGAAAGTCCACAATCAAAAGATAGAATGTTTTTTAGGTGCATAAAGTCAGGTGATATTTTTGTTAAATATTCAATTAGAAATGGGCAGGATATATTATGCATTTCTGGTGATGGTGTATTAAATCCTGATGATGAGTTAACGGAGGGCTTTAACAATGTCAGCAAATGAAAAAATACTAATGCATTATAATAAAACAATTGTATATTCAAATTCAGATTTGAATACTATTGGTGCTAGTTTATCAACAACATTGAGAACAGTGACAGCTCATAATGATACTAATACAAAATATATTAAGAAATTTGGGACTGACTATATTATTAACACAATAACAAATGGTGTAATTAATACTCCTAGAAGTGATGGTGGTGGAGTTAATAAATTATGGTATGAATTTTATGGCAAAAAATCAGATGATACATTTGAAAAATTAGCCACAATAAAAGATGAAAATGGTATTTCAACTTTTGAGACAAACCAGACAGGAATTAATAGTCATTGTGGAATAGCAAGAGACACAACAAATAATCTTATTTATGTAACAGATTATGATAATCATAGAGTTGTTTATTTTAATTCATCTTATCAATATGTAGGTTCATTTGGTAGCAATGGGTCTGGTAATGGTCAATTTATTAATCCAACAGGAATAGCCATAGATAATATTAATGGATATATTTATGTTGGAGATAGTGGAAATTTTAGAATACAAAGATTTACTCTTTCAAGAGTATATGTTGATGAGAGCACACTTGGTGGGTCTTTAGCCAATATTGGTGGATTGGCTATATGCAACAGTAACCAAAAATTATATATTGCTGATGATGTTTGTATAAGATGTGATTTAGATTTTTCAAATGTGATAACAAAATTTCTTTTTATGAGATTATGGGGAGTAGCTGTTGATGAGGATAATAATTGTGTATATTTTACTGGCAGTGGTGATACTGTCTACTTAGATTTAGATTTGACTGTAGCAACTGGAATAGGTATATTAGGACAGGCCAGGGCAGGAGTGTCTGTTGACAATACAAATGATAGATTGTATATAGTTAAAACAGATACAAATGAAGTTGAGGAATGGGATTTATCTCATAATTATATTTCAACTTGGGCTTATCCTTTTACAACTCCTTCAGGTATTTTTGTTGATTTAACTGCTAGTGAAATATATGTTAGTGATATTGGAGATAGCACAATAAAGAGATTTGATATGTCATATAATTTTTTAGCAGATTTTACTATATATCAATCTTATGAGTCAATAAAAATAAAATTAGTTTGGGTTTCAGGTACATTTTCAATTACTGATGGTGATACAATTACTTTGACAACTGATGTTGATACTGGTGGCCTAACTGTTAAACTGTCAGGTGAAACATTAACTGCTGACTCAATTGATTTGTATTTGTCATCTACTGGCTCAACTTACTATGATGAGGACTATATATATGGTGGCAAAAGACATACACCAAATGGGACAGTTAAATATCCATATTTTGACCCACAATCAGCTCTGTCAGCATGTGGTGGAGCTTTTACTATTGCAACTGTTTTGGACTCTGAAACTTATGAATATGATATTAGTATTAGTGGAGAATATACATTACAAGCAGCACTTGGTCAATCAGCAAAATTAACTGGTGGATTAGGTGCAAGAATTTCAAGAGAAGTAACAGCACAATATAATAATTCAACAGCATGCTATTTTAACAAAAATGGTAGTGATGCAACTGGTGATGGTAAATGGCAGAACCCATATCAGACAGTTTCAACAGCAAAGACAAACAGAGCAGGAAAGACAGTTGTCTATGGTGGTTCTAATTGTCAATCTTCAGCTTTATTTGCAGAGTCAATAACAGTATCATCACCTGATACATTTTTTAGGATAGAAGCTGATTATTCTTATATTTGTACAATTCAAGGCATGTTGACTCTTTCAGGAAATTCAAGTTCAACTCTCAATGTCTATGGAATAAAAATTGATGCAAACAGTGCTAACAATTATTGTGTTTCAATAACATCACCAGCAGCAGGAAGCAATTCATTAATAGTAAGAGATTGTACATGTTACAATGCTTTAAGTTCATGTATATACTCTGTAACAACTTCTTTTACTGTCCAAGCAAGTATATATAATAATTTAGCTTATAATTGTTTGGCTGGAAATGGAATATACTGTTATTGGAATGACCCATATTATCATAGATGTTACGTATACAATAATATGGTATATAGTTGTTTAACTGGCATAAAGACATATACAAGTCATGGAGCATATACATCAGCCTCTCATGGTCTATCAATATATAATAATACAGTTTATGATTGTACAACATGTATTGACTGCTATCATAATAATGCTGGTTCTGGTCAATTGTCACTCAATATTACATACAATACTAATTTTGATTGCTCAACTGGATTAAATTTTAATGGTGGCTCAACTTCATGGTATAGTTTCACAGTTGGTAAATGTATTTATAATTCATGCTCAGTCCAAGGAATAACATCAGCTAATGCTATTACTGTTACTTATAATAACTACTATAATAATACATCAAATTATAATGTTAATGTTACATCAACAAATGGTATACTAGCTGATACAATGTTCTGTAATAGTGAATATACACCATACAAACTTGGCTTGTCATCAGCTAGTCCATGTCTGAAAGCTGATGGAACTGAAATTGATATAGGACCAACATTTAGAAATATAACAGTATCAAGTAACAATGCAGTTATAAATGGGTTCATATTAGATGGGCAAAATTTATATAATATTGCAGTTGGTAGAACTGGTGCAACTGATTATACTAATTTACAGGTTAAATGGTGCTCAATATATAATTATCAAGGCATACCAGTTGATGAGTATTCAGGAGCAGATACTAACTCATCAGTTTCAAACTGTAAAATATATTATAATGGTGATGCAGTTAGATTTGCAAGAGGTGGTAATATAATAGATGAGAGTTTAATATATAATAATTTAGTTTTTGGTGTTCATGCTAATTATGGTTCAAATACAATTAATCATTGTGTACTCTATAGTAATAATTATGGAGCATATTTTGAAAGTAGCAGTTCTAACATAACTGTAAAAAATACAATAATTGACCACAATAGCTCCTATGGTATATATTCAGAAGTATTAATGTCAATAACATATTGTTGTATAACTGATGCAGTAAATGAGAACGTTGATATATCTGATATAAGTAATTTGAATAGCAGTCCATTGTTTGTTAGTACAGTTTTAGGAAGTGAAAATTTTCATATAAAAACAATAGCTGGTGGTTATTCAGCTGACTCAATTTGTTTAGAAGCTGCTGATGATGGATATGACATAGGTGCCTATATTGTTGATAGTTCAATATCAGAAAAATCATATAAGAAGTATGGACTTGATTTTAATCCATCAAAAGTATCTTGGGATAATTTAGCTAAAGGTGACACAACATTTGAGTCAGCAGTTGGCTCAATTGATAGCTTTGCAAAAGGTCATAGAAAGGCTTTTGTTTTAAAATTTGATAGCAAGCATGCCTCCACAGCTAAACAAAGAAAGAAATTAGAATATATTAGTTCACTTATTAAGACAAGAGAAAATCAGATAACTGATGACCAGTCACTTATTCTTTTGCATCAGCAACCTATCTCATATTTAGAGACTGGCTTGTCAGGTGTTATTGACTCAGTATTGAAAACATTAACTGATACATCAAAAGACTGGGTAGAAAATGAACATAAAGGTTATTGGGCTAGTTTAAAATTTTATACTTATTCTGATGGTGTTATAGATGCTACTGCAAAAACATTAACAAAGACTGGTGCAGGATGGACAACTAACCAGCATGAAGGATTTTATATTTATCATAATTTTGATTATTATTATATTAAATCAAATACATCAGATACATTATTATTATCTGACCCAAATGGAACACTTGTTAATTCAATAATAGATTTTTCAATTGAGAAGTATTTCAGAATTGAAGCAAATGATGAGCATATTTTACACTTGATTGATACAAAAAATGAGTTAGCTGATATGACATTAAGTTACTATATAGATTTTATTGAGGTGAGAATACAAAAGCCAGACTTTGGATTTGACCAAGACCCATTTGCATTTACAATTGAGATGCTAAAATCAAATTATCAAATTGCTTTTGAGGAGTCATAAATGTCAGTTAGTGTTTTATTAGCAGGATATGAACTATACCCAAAGTACATAGATGAGATTATTAATGTATTTGAGCAAAGAACATTTAAAAAAGATAAATTATATGTCAATGAATATACAATCAAAGTAAAAAATTTTGATAATTTTTTCTCAATTGATAATCTAAAAAGTCCATTTGTAAATGGAGATTGGTTATTTCAGCCATTTGTAATAATAGTTGATGGTGAGGAATTATGGAATGGTATAGTCACTGATATACAGCCAGATAGTGCAACAGGATTAGCTTATATTGTTTCAAAAAACTCACTTGCAAAATATTTTTCAAGAAAGATTGCTTATGAAAGTTCAGATTGGGAAACAGGAGCTGAAGCTTTTAAGAATATATGTGATAGTATAGGTTTTACAAGTTACAATTTAAAAGCAGTACAAGATAGTATTAATAGGCTTGTTTTAAATTCATGCAAAATGAAATGTAGATTTGACTATGACCAAGGATTAAAATTTCAACAAGTGATAGAAAAAATATCAGAATATTCAGCAGCAGACTGTTTTATAAATAAAGATGAAATTTATTTCAAAGTACATACACCATACACAGGTGGAGCAATAGGTGAGATATCAGAACTTGATTTGATTGCACTTCCTAGGCCAAAGCATTTAGTTGATGATATGATTAATCAATACAGGATAGGCTATGAAGGTGATAATGAGATACCAGCAACTGATAGTGATGTCTCTGGTATAGGTATATATAGCAGGAACAAATTTGGCATATTTGATTTACCTGAAATGGATGGTTCAAAGGGCCAAATAGTTATAAAAGATTTAACTTCAGCAAAATTTATTGGTGAAACATATATAAAGAGGACTCATAAAAATTTATTAAGTGAAGATGTTATGCCACTCAGAGAAATGACAACACAATTAAAATATGGCTTTAAATGGATTGTTGACATAAATACTTTTTATAAACAGACATTAGTTGACCAGGGATGGAACCAAAAAATATTTGAAATAACTGAAACAAACACAAACAAAAATAATAACACAGTAAAAATAACATCACTAGAAGTTGATACAACAGAGGTGGATTAAATGGAAGGACAAGATAGAGCTGACATATTATATAGGTTGAGTCAATTAGAGCTAACACAAAAGACATTAACTGTAACAGGCACAAACTGGACAACAACAAGAGCAGTTGGAATAGCCTATAAAACAATAAATGGTGTATGGAGACTAACATTTAATATTGTTGGAACTGTTAGTATACCTGCATCCAGTATAGTATTGACTATTGCCAATGTTGTATTCAAAAATATATCTAGATATTATCAATCTGGAAATGCTTTTTGTTATGGAACTGGTGGTGGATTATGTAATTGTCTTCCAAATACAGGAGTACTTGGAATTACTTCATTCAGTGGAAATACATCTAATTTTTCTTGTTCTGGCGATATGGAACTTAATGCAGAACCAACAATTTAACTTAAGGAGGTAATTTATGGAAAGAGATGGATTTTTTTATGACAATTTGTGGCACAGAATTAAAAACAGAATAGTCAATGAGCAGACAAGAGCTTATGTAATTTACAATGGTGTTATTGAAATGGTAAAAAGAAATATACCAGGTGATATAGCTGAAGTTGGTTGTTACAAAGGTGGTGTTATTAGATTAATGGCTGAAATGGCCAAAGATAAAAATGTATTTGGTTTTGATACATTTGAGGGTTTCAATAAGCAGTTATCAAAATTACATAAAGAATTTGATGCTGATTTTACAGGAAAATTAACTGATAATTCTTATGATGATGTTGTTAAATTTTTATCAGACTTAAAAAATGTAACACTTATCAAAGGTATATTTCCAAAGAGTATGCCAAAAGATTTTTCTGATAGAACATTTTGCTTTGTTCATATTGATTGTGATATATACAAGCCAACAATTGACTCATTGAATTTTTTCTATCCAAGGATGTCAAAAGATGGATGGATTGTTTTAGATGATTATATAAGATTGCCTGGTGTGACAAAAGCTATTAATGAATTTTTTTCTGATAAAAAAGAAAAGATACAAATTATATCACCACTTCAGGCATGTGTGAGGAAAATATGAAAGTATGCTTTTTTACTCTGGCAGTAGGTGAGCCATTTAAAACTTATGCTGGATGGCTTGTTAAATCAGCTAGAAAATTTCATCCAGATATACCATTTATTGTTTTTGATAAGAATAAATTGAATGAGGCAACTAAGGAATTTCCTTCACTATTTAACAAAGCTTGTGCTGGTTATATTGGTAGTGAGTTAATTAGAAAATATGATGCAGTTGTTAAATTTGATGCAGACCAAATAGTAGTTGACTCACTTGATGAGCTATTAAAATTTAATTATGAGTTGGCCTCAGTCAGAAACAATAACAAATTTAATATGGCTGGATGTATAAAGCCATTAGTATTGCACATGAGAGATACACAAAATTATGTCAATTCAGGAATTGTCTCATCATCTTCTATTGAATTTTGGGATGAATATTTTGAGATGACAAAAAGAGCAGTTAGAAAATTTTTGTGGAATGAGCAGGATATTCTTAATATAATATTTCATACTGGAAAATTTAAAACAAGAATACTAGATGCAATTGGGACAAATGTATGCTATGGTATGTCAAATTGTTATGGAAAAAAGACACATTGGGACAGTTGGAAAGATATACATTGTGTTAGCAACAAATTATGGCTTGATGATATGAAAATAAAAATTATACATCTAGCTGGAGGTCCTGGCAAATTAGATTTTAATATAAAAAATTTATTTCAGCATGATGTTGCTGATTATATAAATAAGATAATAGGAGGATAACATGGACATGAATACTTGTATTAAAGAATTAATTGAGAAAGTAGCAACTCAAGGTGCTGATATTAATAACATCAAACAAATATTAGGTGAGATAAAAGTTCAATATGCTGAAACAATAAAGCAGCAATGGGGATTTATAATTGCATTGCTTGGCTTTCTAGGAAAAGAAATATATTTTCAGATAAAAAATGCAATAAATAAAAGAAATGGAAATGGTGGCACAAAATGAACAAATGGGAATATATTATTATACATCATAGTGCAACTATTGATGGTAGAACATTCAGCTGGTCTGCTATTAGAAATTATCATGTTTGCACACTTGGCTGGGTAGATATAGGATACAATTTTGGTATTGAGCAGGTGAATGATGATATTGAAACACTAGTTGGCAGACCATTATATATAAATGGAGCCCATACAAGTGGTCATAATATGAATGAAAAAGGAATTGGTATTTGTGTTGTTGGCAATTATGATTTAATTGAACCACATGATGCCTATTATTACAAGTTGTCAAAATTATGTAAATCATTAATGATTATTTTTGGTATACCAATTGACAAAATTTGTCCACATAGCAACTTTAATAATAAAACATGTCCTGGTGTTAGATTTAAAAAGGATTTTCATTGGTGGGCTCATTATTATGCTACTCAATATCAGCCAATTGTATCATCAATAAAAAATTTTGAAACAATTAATATGACAAATTTGTTGTATGCAATAGCCTATAATGAGGGCTACTATTCAAAAGTAAAAATAAGTTATGAGAGAAGGCTAAAAAAAGAAAAATGGTATTTAAGACAGATAAGAAGATGCATATATAGAACAAATTATTTAATATTTTGTTCTCTAGGTGATTGGCAAATGTTATATGGAACAGCTTATATACAAGGATTTGATTTGCCACCTGAAATGTTATTATTGCCTGAGCATTGTGGAAAACACTCATGCATATTTTTAATTAATCAAATGAAGATAAGGAAAAATTTAAGGTCTGTTATATTTCATTATAACAGAGATACTGATTATGTCAATAGGGTTATCTCATCATATAAAAAATTAAATAGGAGGAGAAAATGAAAAAATTATTATTAATGCCATTGGTTATATTAATGGCTATTTCTGTTTATGCTGAGACAATTATTATTACTGAGACATGTCAGATAAGAGACTCTGAAAATTATAAGACATCAAAGAAAATTGGTGTTGCATTAAAGGATGAAGTATTTCAGACAACTGGTAAATTTGGTGATTGGTACAAAGTTGATATATTAGATATCAAGACATCATTAAAATATCAAGGATGGATATGGCAGGGCATAATAGCAATTGACAAGGACTCAATTGTTGTTCTAGGACAAGGTGCAACATTAAGGTCAGAGCCATCAACTAAGACTGGTGAAGTTGTTGCCTACATATTTCCAAATAGCACAGGTAAAATTATACAGGAAAAAATTACATGGTACAAAATTAATAGACAAGAAGTCATTGGTTGGGTATCAACTATTTGTTGTAAAATAAAATAAGTAATATGATGAGATAACTCTTACAAGTGGAGGTTAATATGAATTTAAAAGAAAAATTATTGCCAAATAGGGTTATATTTTTTAATCCTATTAATTCTGATTTCATATCAAATTTAATAATAGAGGCTCAGAAAATAAGAAATCCTAGCTCAAGATTTAGTCATATTGGATTTATAGGAGATGATGGATTGTTTTATGAGTCAACAGTTACATTTAGCTTATTAAAATTTAGTTGGCATGATGGAATAAAGATAACATCTATTGATAAAAGATTTAAGAACTTAAAAGATGATTATGATGAAATTGGTATACAATCTGTTGTCATAACAAATGAGCAATGGAAAGCTATAACAAAAAATGGTCAGACAAAAGAAAAAGAGAAATTACATTATGCATTTTTTGAATTAATAGGAACACTTATAACATTAGTAAGATGGAAGTTAACAATTAATCCTGATAAGAAAAAAGCTATACTAAGAGAAAAAAATCCATTTGATACAAATGCAGTTTACTGTATTGCTTTTGTGGCTGATTGTTTTAAAGAAGCTGGCCTGAATTATATCAGCTCAGATATAGATACTAGTGAAACTATTGTTGATGATGGATGGGACACTACACTTATTCATTCAAATGAGCTTGTATTAGTACCATAAAAAAGCCTACTAGTTGATAGTAGGCCTTTATATAGCTTTTTTACTTTTAAAGTTATTCTAAATTTTTGAGTATGTTTTCTTTTATTTCAGTAGGTGTCTTTAATTGGTCAAGAATTGACTCAGCCTCTTCATATTCAAACATAACAATTTTTTTGCTGAACTTCCATGACTCATTTACATCTTCTCTCCATAACTGTCTGACAATTATGTATTTTTTTCCTTTGTACTGATGAAATAGAACTTCTTTTTTTGTTCTGTCATTTTCAACTGATGCAAGTATTGTATCCTCATTATCTTTTATTGCTTTTGTTTTATCCATTACAATACCTCCTGTTGTTGGCCATCATCTTCTTTTTTAGGTGTGACAAATTTCTTTTCAACTTTTTTAGCCTTTGGTTCCTTTATTGCTTTTGTTTTTTTCTCACCAAATTTTTTACCTTTTGTGCCCATTGCCTTGTTCCTCAAGAACCATGCATACCTAATTGTATTGTCTGAAACTTTGACTCCATTTGCTTTTAGAATTGTAACCATTTTCTCTTTGTCAGTCATTTTTAATTTGTTTGCCTCAATAATTGTGTGCATATTTGATTTTGTTTCCTTTGTTGATTTCTTTGTTATTTTCTTTGCCATATTATCCTCCTTTATATCCTGCTGAGATGAGAAAGCTATAAACTCATCATCAGTCATTGGATTAACTTCTTTTGAAAATTTTATATCAACATGGTTGCCTGTTGTGTTGTTTGTGCATCTAACAAACTCCTGGTGAATTATTTTTGTCTTGCATTTGATATCATTAACAACTACCTCTACTAGTGACAAAATAGAAGTACCATAAGATGTCTTTACTTTGAAATGTTTGAAACCATTATCAGCTGCTTCTTTTATTGTCATACTTTGACTCCTTTAATAATTTTTCCACAATTTTTACATTCAAACTCATTAAAAAAATGTATTCTTTTATCACATGGAAATTTCTGTGTTTTAACATTATATTGATGAAAATTTAAAACACATAATATATTTTTAATTATTTTAATCACTATGTTACTCATTGCTTTGCTCCTTTTCTAATGAAATATAATCTTGAATGGTGCTTGCTTTTCTTGTTCTCAACTGACTTGACTAATTTTTCCTTCATTAATAAGTATACATATCTGTTTGTCTCTTTTTGTGCTTTTGACTCAACATCTATTTGAGTGTCATCAGGATATTTTTTAATAAAGGCCTCAATCATATCTTTTCTTGAAATTGGCTTTGATTTTGACATAAGATATAAAAAGAATTTTCTGTAGCCTTTCCTTGAATTTAATTTAGCTTCTTTTTTATTCATATTTTACCTCCTTTAATTTAATCCTTGTCTTTTCAGTTCATATTGAATTTGTTCATAAGTATAACCTTGTGACATCATTTTTTCTCTTAGCTTTTTTCCTCTTCTGATATCAAGACATGCCATTAGAAGTGATGCACAAAAAACTAACATACAGTAAATTAAAATGTTGCTAATTGTTTCCATAGATTACCTCCTTAATTAATTTCTCTCATAACTACATGAGATGTTTTTGATGAGATATTGAACCAAAATATTAATATGTTGTCTTCTTGTGTGAAATCATTTTCATAATTTGTAATGGGTTCAATGTCTGGATATTTGGTTGTTGCTTCTAAAATCATTTCTTTTTTTATTATATTGATATCCATATATTTTTCCTATTGAAACATGTTAGATAAATTTCTAACATTAACATTTCTTGTCATTACATTTCTTAATACTGATAATGTGTCAAATTTTTTTGTTGTGTAGCTATCAGCTAATTCTTTCCTACTATCATGCTTATATTCTCTTAGTTGTACTATTATTATGATAAAACCATTTTTTGATTCTTTCCTTAGTACTTTTTCTACTTGTAAATTATCCTCTAAATATTCTACTATACTAACTACATTCTCAGAGTCATGATGTGATATTTCAGTAGTGTTGTACTCAATCTTAATTTCATTTTGTAACTCAGTTAATTTGATATTGTTCATATTCATACTTTGCCTCCTTTGGCTTTAATTTGAGTATATCTTAATATACTCTTATACTTATATTATAACTACTTTAGAAAAAAAGTAAACGATTATTTGAGAAAAGTTGAAAAATATTTTCTTTATAATATATTGATAAATAAGCAGTTATAACATATCAAAAAAATATTTTAAAAATTTCTTTACATAGATTATAAATCTGCATTATCTTTTTTAAATTTATATAATTGTTTGTGTAGCAATGAGTTATAAGGAGTCCTGTTGATAAAAAAATTACATATAACATATTGATATATAAACAATTATATGAATGCAGTAAAACTATTTATTAATTTGATTGTATATGGCTTTGATAACATCAGACTCATTTGCAATACCTCTTTGCAATGCATCATATATATATTGGTCAACTGTTGACTTGTAATGCAGAATATAATTATTTGAAATATCACTTGTACTATCCATTCTTATTATCCTGCTTCTTGACTGGTCAAAATTTTCCAAAGAGAAATCAAGCTCATAATAAATTGCATTGCTACAGTTTGAAAAATTCAAGCCAAATCTTCCAAGCTGTATTTGAACTATTAATATACTCGTCTTTTCTGTTATCATTTTTTGTGCAAACTTTCTTTCATCTTTTGATGACTCTCCTAACAGCATAGCTATATTAATATTATTGTATTTCATTTTTAATTCTTTATATAATGTTTTTATTGTTTCAGTAAATCTGCACCAAATGACTACAGAATTATCATCAATATCAATTTCATTTTCTAATATGTCAATCAGCATTTCAAACTTTTTACTTTTGTTTGCAATATGTGTTTCTGATAGTAATTGTTGTAATTTTATTATCTGTGCACCAGCATGTATTGAGTTTGTTATGCCATCTATTTCTTTAACCATACAATCTTTCATAGCTATGTATTTTTCAAGTAACTCATTTGAACATTTTAATCCAATTGGAACAACAAATTCTTTTGGTAAATAAATCTTAAATTTTTTTTCAATGTCCTCTGTTAATATTGCATTGCCATCATTAACAACTTTTGAAATCAAATGTGGCAATGTCTCTTTATTTGGCCCTAAAACTTTTTTAAATTCAACTTCTCTTCCTGCTACATATATTTTTTCCTTTACAAAATTAACATATTTGTAAAAAAATCCCCACCAGTCACCTTGCCAAAAATCATTTTTAAGAAATTTCATTTGTGAGAATATATTCAATATCTTTTTCCAAGGAGTCCCTGTCATTACTATTTTATATTTTGTATTCATGAATATTCTTATCATTCTCTTTGTAACTGCTGCTTTGATATTTTTTATCATTGTTGACTCATCTAATATTACACAGTTTATATATTTTGATAACTTAATAAACTGCTGTGGCCTGGCACTAATAAATTCATAATTTGTAATGAATACATTCTTGTTTTTAAATGTGTGTATATTCTCAACAATTCTATTTATACTTTTTCTATCAATAACAATTGGCTTTAAATCTGATAACCTATCAACCCATACATCATCAATTAATATTTTTGGACAAACAACAAGAAAATTATTACAGCTTGTCTGCCTTCTAATATATTCAGCAGCTATGATTGTTTTGCCAAGACCCATTTTTAGAAATACACTTGATACATTTTTTAGCATCATTTGTTTGACAGAATATTCCTGATATGGCCTTAATATTATTTTTTCAGTCATGCATCACCTACTGAATATAAATTTGATATTAGAAAAATGAGATTAAATTTATGCTTGTCAACTTTAATCATCTTTGATAGAATATTTGACAAAAATATGAAATAGGCAACATCAATAGCCATAAAATCAGCATCCATTGACCTTGAAAATATTATTATGTTTGTTAATGTATCTGTTACATTAAGAAATTGTATGCCAACCATTGATGGAACATTATAATTGTTACTACCTAAACTCTCTAAATGCTGAGTATCAAATATAGGTATAAAAAATCTCCTGCTCATATTTTCAGAATGTACAAAATTTGCAATTGATTTTAGTCTGCTTCCTAATTCAGATGACAATGAATAACTTATTCTATCATTCTTTATATATCTGGTAAATTTTGTGTTAGTTATCTCTTCAGTTACTTTGTCATTGCCAGTTGATAATAGTTTTGTTATCAGACTAAAAAATTTTTTCTCATCATCATCCATTATATCAAGTAACAGCCTTGAATAAATATCTGCCATGTCTTTGTGCTTTACTGTTATTGATATACCATAATTTTCCTCTTTTAAGCCATCTCTTCTTTCTGACATGCTACCTAAGCAATCAAGAAAATTTGAATTGAGTTTGAGTTCTTTGTTTA